CGGTTCGTTTCTTCATGTCTGCCTTTGACTCGACCCTTTTTTTGCTGTTGGTGTTCGACTTGATCCAGAGCGGGGTCGAGAGCTCTTTGGCCAGGCTGTTGAATACTTCATCGTCCTCGATATCAATGCTCATCATGTCCGATGGCTCGATATCCCGCTCATTCAATACCACGAATCTGAAGCTATTGTACAGTAATTGGGCCAGGATTCCGTGGGATTGCGCCTTGGCATTGGTGTACTGGCTCCCCCAGGTCTTCCCCGTTTCGGGTATTTCGTCGTCTGCGTCTATGACGCCACCACCGGCATCGAAGGGCGCTACCTCCATGTTCCGGGTCTCGAATTCATACTTATCAAACTCATCCGAGACAAAGACCTCGACCCCATCCCCGTATCCGCCGCAGGTATCGAACCGGAACAGGCCCGCGTCATTGCGCAGCGCCATACCGAATGCACGTTTGGTGGCCTCACGTAGATCATCCGACCTCGGCCACTCGTCTACCTCCTCCACGACATTGCCATCGGCGAACACCGCGGCATGGGAGTCCTTGCCTTGGCCTGCAGGATCATAGGCGACCACTTTATCGCCTACCTTCTCAAAGCCATCAACCCGACTTGCCCAGCGAGCAGCCTTGACCCATTCCAGGTCAATAATCACATCCCCCTCTGGGCCAGTCGGTTTGCCCTCCCATGTGTGCTGGTAGTCCCGTAGCGGCCGGGTCTTCTTGAAGTGCAGGCGCTGAGCGTTCAAGTGTGGCGGGAAATGTCTGTTCTGCTGCCAGTTGATCAGCTTGGAGATCGTCCTGGGTGGAGGGGTAACGACCCAGCGCTGGTAGGTGTCGCCCAGTTCTTCCTCCGGGTTGAATATGGCAATCACGATAGGGGTACCGCTACGGTGCACTTTGTCCCGTGGCCGTATCGATGGCAACAGCCGATCCCAGCTGTTTTTGGTGATGTTCTCCGACTCCTCGCACAGCACGATATCCACATCAGCAATGGATTTGATGTTGTTGATGTTGTTTTTCAGACCTTTGAATATGAACTCGGATCCATTGGCGGCGTATATCTTGAGTTTCTGGATATCAAAGAAGTGGCCTATATTGCGTTCAAATATAGCGTTCTCGATTTCTGCCTTGATGGACTCCTCGATCGAGTTCTGCAGTTCCCGGGTGATGAGTACGCGGATGGGGCGTAGGACTGACTCTATGGCTACTGCGTCGGCGAATGTCCAGGTCTTTGCGCTACCGCGGCCACCGTAGGCAATAAAGAAATCAACGTCATCCCGGAACACCGTGCGCCTGGCAAGTATCTCGTTGACATCAGTGTAGAAGTAATCCGCATAAGCCGCTTGCGGTCTCCAATCAAGATTCATGCTCGTCGACGCCGGCAGTAATGCTACTGAAGGGTGTTAGGTCGCTGTTTGATATTATCTCGTGTTTCTTGACCAACCCACCTAAGCGTTCATAGCCCAGCTTTCGTGCATCATATCTGCTGTACATCTTGACCTGGATGCCATCTTTGGTCTGTCTAAGCTCCTGGATCTCCCGGGCGACCTCGTCAGGTATCTCCTCGACTGGGCATTTAAGGATGAGCACCCTGTGTTTCCCACCGGCTCCATCATCCACATCCTTCGATATGACGATCTTCGTAATCAGGTTATTAAAGATGGATGTTTCCAGGTCTTTGTCCAGTTCTTCCAGGGTCAGGCGGGTCTTTTTGACAGACTCCTCGCGCATGGTTTTGAGATAATGAGCAACATTATCAGAAACTATCATCCTTGCTGCGTTGGCTGCGGCTGCCTTTTTGTTCCTTGGCTTGTACCCAGCCTTAGTATAAGACGATGCGTCACTCCGCCTATGGGATGGCTTTTTGAGGATAAGGTTAGCAAACGCTAACTGCCGAATATTCAGTTTGGCCGCAGCGTCCTTCTGTTCCTGGGTGAGGGGTTTACTAGCCATATAGGCGCCTCTCTTCATGGGGCGGTAAAAAAGGACTGCGGCCGGTCATCCATCCAGCCGCAGTTAAAATCCCCTGCCTGGTAAGTGAGACCTGGAGGGTAACAGAGAAATGCTATGTTATTCATATTGGTAATGCAACTGGGTATTGTTATTCAGTTTTCAAGTGAGTGATGGGTGTAATAGCAACATTGGGGGCAGCGTCGATCAATGCGGCGTATCGCTTCAGCCAGGAATCGCGAGATGTCTCACTGACCCCGCTTTGGGTCGAACACTGAGCAGCGAGGATCATTTTCTCAGTTGGAGCAATGGGTACCAGGACATAATCTGCAGGAATGGTCTCAGTTCCGATCTTCAGAAATTTGGCCTCTTCGATATCCATGTGGAATTCACACAATTCGACGGTTATTGTACCCTTGATGATGCAGTCTGGCGTCACCGGTTCAATCTCGATCTTGGTGACTCCTTCAACCTCTTCGCCGTTAGCGTATACGTGCGTTCCCCAAGGGGTCCCATCTGATTCAATCTTGACGTTGCTCATATCAGCGTCTCAGTTGCCAGGTAGATGACAAAAACTATACAGCCAATCAAAAACAGTGCGAATAGCCAACCCCAGACGTTATCATCCTTCAGGCTACCATCGGGGTTGTGCATGTGGGGGTTCAGGCGGCGCAGCTCTTCTCGATACTCCTGAAACATGCGCTTGCGATCTTCCTCGGTCGCCCCTTCCGGTATCGGCTTCCTCGGTGGTAAGAATGCACGTCGCATCATGATGGTGTCTCCCGTTTTACCATTGATATATTGGCATTGACGCCGATTACCTTGAATATTGGTTGTCCAACCAGGCTCTGGTTCTCCCACTGGATTTCAGCCGAGTGCAGTTGTATGCCATAACTGTCCATGATCTGCTGCGCCAAGTCGGACAGGGCGTCAACAACTACGCTTTCCATTGGGACCACCAGTTTTAGTTCAGCCATGATTACTCTCCTCATTTATCGTAAAATCACCACCGGCCCCGCCATGGTAACCAGTCATGATCTCTTTGATTGACGTATATTTGATAGGAGGCAGAGTCCCATCAACTATTCCTTTGACATTCTCTGGTTTAGAAAGATCGACATATTGGGGCCACCACTTCACTAAACTAAATGCCTTCGTCTCTGGCCTGGACCCTACAAAGAATGCAACCACTGGGATTGTCAGTAGGGTTTTTATAAATTCTCTGCGTTTCATGGCGTCTCTTCCTCCTGTAGTTTTTCTGCAACGTCGACAGGAATCAGATCCGGACTAATTTTGAATATGGTGAGGGTTTTGGTTTCATTTTTGCTTTCGCGCCACATGCCGCTGAATATGCTCCCCACAAAATTCTGGTCATCATCTGCAATAATGAACCCCCGAGGACTGGATAGCTTGACCATCCCTTGCCACCTGCTTTCCTCATTGAATTCGCCCAGATCGTGGCCGTTAATTTTCACGTTCACCTTCATAAGCGGTGTTACTTCAAGTTTTAGTTCCACTGTAGTTCTCCGGTATTGTCATTTTTGCCAATCCTTCATGCGCTTGCCCTTGCCGCGCGGGCGGCCAAAACTGGTCGCCGGGGGATGCTTGCAATTTAGGTACTCCAAGGCATTCTTCGCCATGATCGGAACATAGCGATCCACCATCTCGCTTATGAAACTATCCGCCATAATGGTCCCCTCATTTCCGTCAATACACGCTTTGCCGACCAACGTGCGCAACCTTTCATAGCCGACATCGTTAATTGCGGCCATCTCTTCTACCCACTCCCAGTCAAAAGTCAGTCCCTCGATGGTCGTGCCACCGCCGTTAATAATCACACTGCTCATCGAACACCCCCAATTGCTATACAGCATTGATGCATCCAGTCGACCACCGCAAGCACATCGTCCATCGTTTCAACGACAAATATCTTGCCTCGCCAGTCCCTGTGGAACTCCACTTGTGCCGGCGTTAGCTTACGCGCGCTTGGTACCTTGGCTGGATCCTTGACCTCAACTAGCGCGTTCATTCCCCACACGCCCACTACCAGGTCGGTAAAGCCATCGCCCACCGCGCTGGTAATGTGCACAGAGCAACCCAATCCGCGGAACCAACCAACAATGTCGCCCTGGTTGTCATCAACTCTGGCGGCTCTACGGCCCACTATGCCCCGTTCCTTAATTTATTTAACGAGTTTATTGATTCGCGCATTTCGTAGACTTCTCTGAGTACTTCCTGGTCGGTCATGTCTTCAATCGGTGTCGGCACTTTTCTGTGTACTCCTGCCACTCCCTTGAGCATAAAGTCTGCAAACTCTTTGGTAACACCACGGTGCAGTTGTAGTTCTTCTCTTAGGCGGTCCACGCGGTATGCTTGTTGTTCGTCCGAATAAATCCCTACACTATCCTCAGTGACTTTCCGCAGTAACAGAGTCATTTTCTTGTCGCACAAGCACTTGACCTCCTCGCCTGCATCAATCACAGGACTCGAATAGAAACAGCCTGGGCAAAATAACAAATCCTGTCCCAGCTCAAACCGGCTCAGATCAAGGCCAGGGAATTTGTAGGTATTTGACGGCGGAGTAATGCGTATGGTTTGTGCTTTCATTTCCTCAACTCCTCAAGCAGTTCTTTTATTCGCTCATGCTCTGCCGGGGTGGCGTATACCTTGCGGCCTGTACGGCCCATGGCCAGTTGGCGGGTGTGGTAGGTAGCTTGACGGTCTTTTGTTGTGCTTTTGGTCATGCTAGTACCAGTGCAGCGACACGGACGACTGCGGCATCGTAATCGGCCATGGATTCGAAGTGCATAGCGACACCTTGCTGCTCTGCTATTTTCAATATTTCCGCGTGTGCGTTACGGTGGGCGGTGCTACCGAATGAGTTAGTTTTTTTCAATGTCCAACTGCGCGACAACTTTGGGTGATGTAAAAAATTCCTGCTGGTTCATGCTGCTATCTCCTTTCCTTTACTTGATGAGTCCATTATATACCATGTTAGCTCTAACGCAAGGAATAGTGGATTTATCTGCCATGCCCGCGAATACCTTTGACCACCTCGACTGGGCAATCCTGGGGCATATAACTTGAATAATGGACGATCCACAGCGCCGACTGTGGGCCATAGCGGTCGGTTATCCGACGCCGGCTACCCTGGGTCACCAGGTCGTCGCATTGCCGGCACAAAGGCAACACATACCAACCACCCAGCATTACAGTCACTAGATCCACCTTTAACTTGAATGTGCTGCCTTCCGGGTGGTGTACGATTACGGGCTCGTTACCGCAACAAATACAGGGTTGATCCTTGGTCCAGGTCATGAATCGGCGCTCAGCGCTGTTGGCAGCCCGGCTCTTTTTGGAGGATTTACGCTGCACTACTGCCCCGACATCCGTTGCTTGGCATACCTGGAGTTCGCTTTATAGGCTGTATGGGGCGTCACAGATGACGGTATGTTGGTGATCTTGTGGCCGCTGGCCAGGAATTCAGCAACTTGCTTATCGACGTCATCGCTCGATAGGCGGCGCGCTGGTCGCTCTGCCTTTGGGTTCCAGAATCTCATTAGCACGTTTGCTTTTGTTACGTTCATAGCGCCGTCCTTATTTCTTTGGCTGGTCTGCCGTGGTTGGCATGAAATCCATATTTGATGTCGGCCTTCTTTCTAGCAGCCACAGCGTCATCGAACTCGAAAAACACGCCAAGGTAAATAGCCTTTCCATCTACCCTAATTTGAGATCGCCATTTCTTTAATGGCTTATGCCAGGAAACGCCAATTTTACCGGATGTGTTGTTTTTTGGAATCGCCGAGTTCTTAATGTTTTCCTGGTGGGTTACCGCGCGTAGATTAATCCATCGATCGTCTGCCTGATCACCGTTGATATGGTCAGCATCTTCTGGCGGAAAGGCACCATCCATATACATGAACGCCAAGCGACTCGCTAAATATCGATCACCCAGCAAACTGACTAGGCAATAGCCTTTCATAGAGGTTCCGGCAATCTCTCCGGAAAATCTAGCATTCCAGACATTAAATATGCGCTCAGTCTCAAACCAGCGTCTATCGCGCGCCTTCCATGTAAAAAGTCCCGCATCTGGGTCGTAATGGAGAAGCTCTTTTAGGATTTCTTGTGTTAGAATCGTCTTAGTCACTGGCTTACCTGTCTTGAGTCAGTTGATAGGGGAGGGGCGTATCAGCGCCCCGTACCCGATTATAGCATACAACGCTATTCCGTTTTTCACACTATATTACCCATTTCTCTGGCCCATTTTGCATACTCGGAATCGACAGGACGGGTAATTGGAATCCCATGTTCGGACGCCCACTGATCAACTAGAACCATAAAATGGTGCATCTCGCCCTTATCCAGTTCCGCGGTATGCCGTGTTTCTGTGCGGATCCGAACAACGTGGGTGACAACATCCTCATATTCCCGGTTCTCGGCACCGAGGAAGGTAGACTTCAAATTCTCCTTCATGGTCTTTTTGTTGATTTCGGCGCCAGTGGCAAAGTGTGTCTTTCCTTTGGCCACGAAGAACTTGGCTATTTCCGCGTACCACAAATGCGATAGCGCGTTTTGATCGATAGACCTGCGCTTGCTATGGCGCTTGATAATCACGTCGACGGTGTGCTCTGGCCATTCATGTTTCAGGAAATCAAACACTAAGCGCATTACCGGTGCTATTTCCTCTGCATGGTAGATGGTGAAGGTGGGAAATTTCACCGAGCCTCCTCCTTCAATTCAAGCATTATAGATCAGGTCGTAAATCTGCTCCTTTAAGCATCCCACCTCCGCCTCAAGCTCTACAATCCGTTGGCCATGCGGGCACTCAATCATGTGCCACTCTGTGATGTCGGCTATGAGCTGCTTCTGCCTGTCGATATGGTCCTTTAACTCGGCCATGATTTGTTGATCTGTCATGCGGCCAGCCTCTTAAGCAGTTCATCCACCATCTGGATCCGGCTGCCTATCCAGTGCATGACAGGAACCGCCATTGAGTTACCTATGGCTTTGTAGCGCGGACCATCTGGGCATTCTTCGGCAGTCTTCTTGCGCCAGGTGATGCGGGTATAGTTGTCTGGGAAACCCTGCAGCCGTTCGCATTCGATGGGGGTGAGCCGCCGGACCTGCATGGAGTTCACAACACATTGGGCAGAATCTCCCTTCCCGGTTTCCCCGGCCTGTGCAGTGAGTGGGCCAGCAATGGTATCGGGAGCGCCACGGCCATTGCGGGC